GTTGACATACCAACCTCTTCGCCCTGATCGTCTTTTAAAACAATTTCAGTCGGCATATGAACAATATTATCATCCCAATCGAATGCGTAATATTTCATATCTGGAGATCCCTCAGAGTCAAACCCCTCTTTAAATTCTTTCTTCATAATTGGCTAAAGGGGGGAACAAGTCCCCCCGATTATTTTTTAGATATTTTCAAACGTTGCCCCCGCTGGTGTGATTAAGAATTCAATATCTATGAATTCAAGAGCTTTCGTTGGTTTAAGATAAATCTTTCCTGTTAGTGTGTTTCTATCAAGATCTTCAGGTGAAGATGAAACTGTCACACGGAAGTCGTAGATACCTCTGTCTCTTCTAATAGAGTCAAGGATTGGATTAACACTATCTAAGAATTGTTGTCTTACAATCTCGTCGTTTTGTTCGAACAATAATCTTACAGCTACTGCTGAAATCAATTTACGAGCTTGAAGTAAAAGTCTTCTTACATTCAATCTGTCTAATGCTGAATCAGCTTGTTGTAACGTTTTGTTACCCCAAATTACTGTTCCGACATCAGAGAAAGTTGCGATAGGATTAATTCTACCTTTGTATAAAGTATCTCTGTTTTCTTGAGTTAATTTAATTCTCGCTTTGATTGAATTTACAAGACCTCTTGTGTAACCCGCTGATGCGAACCAAGGGAATGCAATGTTATCAGTCAATGCTAAGTTTCTACAAACCTCACCTGTTGGTGGTAAGTAAAGTTGTGTATTATTAACAGTATCTCTTACAAGAATCCAAGGATAGTAAGTCGCTGTGTAGTTTGAATCGATACCTGTTTGTTCTAAATTATCAACCGCTTCAGTTGGGAAAATTATTCCTATGTTGTCAGTTGTTGTAGGTAAGAACATATCATAGTCAGGTGTTGTACAGATATAAACCGAGTCAGCTCTGTCATCTTGAATCATATTGATTGCTCCTTCAACTAAGTTAGAGTTATTAACATAATCAATTGATGAAGTTGCAAATACGTTAATATTTGTTGCTTCAGGATTTGCAAATGTTGCAATACCTAATTGATAAGCGTAATAGTCAGTATTTGCCCAATCTGAATCATCTCCATTAATTGATATATTTTTAAACGCTCCCCATCCTGTTGCTGTTGGATATCTTGAAGTAGGACAAGCCCCTTTCAAATATCCTGTAGTTCCTAAGATAAAATCGTCAGTATTTGTTCTTGACTCTCTATAGATGTCCCATCCGTCAAATCCTTTTGCAAAACACAAAGTGAATTTTCTAGCATATAATCTATAATATGGATTTTCAGGACTTGTTGGTTCTGAATTGAAACTTGCGTCTCCAACATAGAAAGCAGATTCACCACTAGTTGTAAATGCGTTTCCGATAGTTACAACCGTTGCTCCTGAATCCATGTGGAATCCTTTAGTTTTAGTATTCCAAGGTGAACCATCAATAACATTACAATGGTTTAAGTTATTTTGGAAACCTTTAAACATTAAGAATGACTCATCGACACCGATAGAACTTGAGAATCCTAAGAATGTTCTTCTAACGTTATCCCCCGCACTTGTCACCACATTTGATCCACCGTTTGTTGTACCAAATGGAGGATTGTAGATAACTTGACCTGGATAATAATATTCTGTTTTATAAACAGGAACTGGTGATAAAATATCTCCAGAATAATCTCTCATAATATAACCCTCAAAACCACAAGGTAATGCATCAACAGGGAACTCTTCTGATAATTCAATCATAATAAATGCTGAATTCAAAGGATATTCACCGTTTGAAGAACCAATCTTTTTAGCAACAAATGAGTTACTATCAGGATCCATTGTACAGTTTGTGAATTTTTCAAGTACAACAGGATTTGCGTCTGTGTCAAAGAAATCTCTAACCATAATGTCAAACGTACTATTGTTGAATGACATATTCATGATTGAGATTTTAACCTCAACGTTTGCTGAATCTCCGTCAGATATTGAAATAAATTTAAATAAATTATAAACTTTATTACCTCTAAGTTCAGAAACAACCCATGGAGTTTCAGGACTTTGATATTGGAATAAGTTATTAGCAATTGAAGACGTATCTCCACCTCTTGCTTCAGGTAATGCGGTTAACTCAACATTTAAACCACGAATATATCCTTTGTTGTAAGACCAGTTTAACATTGTTTGATAAACTTCCTCAACAAATAAAGGAACCTCGTATCTTAATTTTGCAAAGTTACTAACACTGAATACTTTTGTAATGTACTCAGAATCTGAATTTTGGAATGAAGTTTCAAATGAAAAATTTTCACCTTCAATTGTTGTACCTGTAATTTCAAAAGTTGAGAATGGATTTCTTGTAATCGCAGAATAAGATCCCGCAGTATTAATTCCGACATCAGTTAATCCTGATACTTGATATGTTGGACCCGCACTTGTTGAATTGTATAAACTAATACCTCTTGATCTTAAAGTTGCAACAACAACATCATTATATTCTGAGAACGCAGTACCAGAGAATGTGAACATTTGACCTGATAATGATCCGTTAAAATTACCACTTCCTAAACTATTAAGTACCGATATTGATGTGTAGAATGAATAACCTGAATAACCGTTATTAGCTTGGTTAACAAATGTTGCGTAATACCAAACATCATTATTATCTGATGTTAAGTCTGCCGAATCAAGATCTAAGTTATCACAACCAAACACGTTAGTTAAACCTGTAATACCATCAGCAATTAATTCATTGTAAACTGTTCCTGAAATAGAACCCCACACATATGCGCTTGTTCCTGACAAGGTGTTATCTTTAAAAATACCAACTAATTGAGTTGTAAGGTCCTCCTCAAGAGATGATAAATTTCCATTCTCAAGTTGATATTGTAACCCTAAGTCATCCCAAATATAATCTGGTGTTGTATCTTGTGTTAAATTTACTGTACCTCCAGTTGAACCTGAGAAGTCCATTTCAAATGCAGTACCTGTCGTAACATTAACACCAACTGTAGTTGGGTCCACGTTAGCGATTGTGGTAATAGACCAAGAAGGTCCCGCATCATAACCTGATAATCCTAATATTCTAGTTACAAACAATTGGTTAGATTGTTGTAAGTAAGACTTTGCGATGTACGCCGCCTCATATTTAGGAATTTGTGTGTTCACAAACTTTTCAGGGGATGTGCCACCAAAGAGAGTTGTGAATTCGTCAAAACTCGTTACGAAAATTGGTTCGAAGGCTGGGCCTTTTAGGGTTTCCCCTACTAACCCCAATGTAGTTACACCAACACTTTGCGCGACGAATGATAGGTCGGTTTCTGTTGTGTATACACCAGGTGAAACGAATACTTTACTTGCTGTTGCCATTATTTAAAAATTCTGTTCAGATTTATTTATACATAAATATTAAATTAAAGGCAAAAAACTTTACTCTTTATATTGTATTTATAAATTAGGCGCTTTTATTCTGCCTTTTTTCTGCCCATGAAAACAACGTCAAAAACGACAAAAGAGATAAAGAATCTCAAAATTTCAATTGAGTCTCACAACGCACTCAAAAAGTATTGTGATAAAAGAGGTTTGAAAATTTATAAGTTTCTTGAAAATTTAATTATGGAAAAGTGTAAAGAAAAAACAGATTTATACGGAGAGGATTAAATTAACCTCGCAATATAGACAATTTGAGAATCTAAAGATGGATTTGTTGGTGTGATATTCAACGTAAGATTGTTACCTGATGTGAGTTGAATTTTAGTGAGATCTGACCCATAATAATCATCATTAATATACACGTCCCAACCACTAACATTATCATTACTTTCGAAAGATAAATCAGCGGTATATTTGTAGTTTTCAGTATATGCAGTAGTTCCCGCAGAAAAATTATAAGTCAAAGGAAACAAGCTTGGATTTTTTGGATAAGACTTCTTTTTACCTCTTGATTGAGTTGCCGCCTCTAACAGTTGAACCGTTCTTGAAATTGCAGGTTTAATCTCAAACTCCTCTTCATCAATCAAATAACCCATCATTAAAAAATCATAACTTTGTATGTAATATTTTCTCTTGTCTAAATCCACAACAGATTCGTCAGAAATGTTTTGTAAAACTATTGGAACATATTGTCCTTTAATGAAAGTATATGCCTGTCTTGATGAAAACTTTTGAAGAACATTTTTATTCAATTCATTTAACTCCCTCATTCTGTTACAAACAAACTTAACACTATATGTAATATCAACAGGAACAGGTTGAGGAATAGTATAAATGTCCAATCCTTTTCTTTGACCGTCCCAAGTTGGTACGGTGGCGTAATAATATTGTTTTCTATTTGGAATAGTATAAAGAAGAGATGGATTAGATCCGTACTTAACCTCAGGGTTTCTTACTGTTGTAATAAAAGGAGGAGATACGTTAAAATCCAAATCAACAAAGTTCCATGTTTCAGTAAATTGAGACCAGTTTTGTGTTGTTATAAGAATATCGACAGTTGGAACAACTTTACCTGAAACTACAGTTCGTAACTCTTCTTTAACAAATTCAAGCATACCCTTATCCAAATCAGCATGTAATACCGATTTAGGTAGGTAAGTACCGTCTTTGTTAATATACTCTAAAAGTTGTTCTCTCCTTGCAGAAAGAGTTTTAGGTGGTACTAACTGTATTTGTTTTTTTACTTGTTTTGGAAATCCCATGTTATACTCCGTTAAATTCGTTTGATGTTACAGGTGTTGCAATAATAGTTCTGTAAAAAGGTTTATATCCACCATATGTATGTCTGTTATCTGAATTAACCCTCCCGTCATCACTAACAGAATAATACCTAACTCGACTTTCAGTTTCATAGTATCCAATGTAATCACCGAAAGAAATGTCAGTCTGTAAATCATCCAACGTTCTTTGATAGATAGATACTTTCAAATTACCTGGTTCAGACTGCTCAATTTTTGAATTACCCAACCTTTGATTTGTTGGTGCAACAATTTGAACCATACCTTTCAATTCGATAGGGGGTTGGTATTGAATACCTCCTGACAAAGCTTCCCCATAAACATCATCTGTTTTGGTTTTATACTTATCAATTTTATACAAAACAAAAGTAAAGTTCATGTCACCCTCCAACCACTCTTCTCCCATATCAATATCAAGAGTGAAATCTTCACCGCCAAAAAACTTACCTAATCTCGTTATTGGTACCTTTTTTTCCATATGTTGATAAATACTACAAATTAAGTTATATTTGTAATAAAAGCAGTTTATTGGAAGGTAATCATATTATAGAATCTAAGGCAATTTCCATTTTGGAGTCATACGATGGTCCGAATAATTACATACAAGACCTCAAGAGAAAGCTTATGCTAAATAAGAAATTCTATCCAACAAGAAGTCAATCAGAGTACATTATTAACTTTTACGAAATACTACCAAAAGTGGCTAAGAAGTGGGTTAAACTGGATTCATATTTTGCTCAGAAATTAGCTGACGATAAAATGTATACCAAAATACCTGACCAAGTTTGGATTGAAAAGTTATTAGCCGAAAAAGAAAAGGCTTATCATGTTTGGGGTAAGGTTTTTGAAACCGAACAACTTCATGATTTTTGGTTACCCAAAGCTTCAATAATTAAAGATAACACAGTAAAAAACGTTGTTATTGATTTTGAAAAGTATTCCCACAGACCTCTTTTATCTCATCAAATTGAGGCGGTTCAAAAGCTCGTTGAGAACAAAAAATATATCTTGGCTGATGATATGGGTCTCGGTAAGACCACATCAACAATAGTCGCGGCAATTGAGACTGGCGCTAAAAAGATATTAATTATTTGTCCTGCGAGTTTGAAGATTAACTGGCAGAGAGAGATTGAAAATTATACAGACAGGAGCATTTATATTTCTGAAGGAAAGAATTTCAGTCAAGAACACGACTTTGTAATTATAAATTACGACATAATTAAAAATTTTCACAATGTTAAAAAGAAATCTGATTCGCAAATTCTTGGAGCCAATTTTGATTTGGTGGTCGTTGACGAAGCACACTATATTAAAAACGGTCAAGCACAAAGAACAAAACTAATCAACGACCTTGTAAAAAACGTAGATAGACTTTGGTTATTAACAGGTACACCAATGACCTCAAGACCGATGGACTATTTTAATTTATTAAGTTTAGTTGACTCTCCTGTTGCTAAAAATTGGATGGCATATGCTATCAGATATTGTAGTGGATACCAATTCAACGCCGGAGGAAGAAAGATATGGAATGTCACAGGAGCAAGTAATCTTGAAGAACTAAGAGATAGAACTTCAGGTCTTACCCTAAGACGATTAAAACAAGATGTATTAGATTTACCTGATAAGATTATTACACCAGTTTACCTTAGATTAAAATCAAAACAATATGAAGAGGTAATGGGCGATTATTACAATTGGTATGAAAAAAATCCTGATGAGAGTAAATCACTTACGGTTCAGTTTACAAAACTGACACAAGTTCGTCAGGTGATTGCCGATGAAAAAACACAACAAACAATTGAGTTGGCGGAAAACATAATCGAACAAGGAAAGAAAGTTATCATCTTTTGTAACTTTACAAACTCATTAGATAAGATTGTTCAACACTTTGGTAAGACGGCGGTTAGACTTGATGGGTCTATGTCTAAACCTGATCGTCAAAACAGTGTTGACAGATTCCAAACCGATGACAAGGTTAATGTTTTTGTTGGCAATATAAAAGCTGCCGGTGTTGGAATTACTCTCACCGCTGGCGAGGCAGTTATAATGAATGATTTATCATTTTTACCTTCAGATCATTCACAAGCTGAGGACCGAGCTTACAGATACGGTCAAAAAAATAATGTTTTAGTTTACTATCCAATATTTGAAAACACAATAGAAGGAATTATTTACGATATACTCAACAAGAAAAAACAAGTTATTGCTACGGTTATGGGTGATGTTAAAAATGATGTAGATTTAGTAGAAGAAATTATGAAACAAATTAACCAACGTAGACAATAACGAACTAACGGATTATTTATATGATAATCCAATATTATGAATAAAACAGAAAAGAAGATTGTACAACTCGAAAAACAAATACAAGAAAACCACGTAACACACGAAACCGAGTTGTTAATCACAGAAATGAAAAAAATTGGAATAGAGAAACTTCCCTATTCTTATTCAGCCCTCAAAACGTTCATTGATCCAGAAACAATGAACTTCCACTACAACAAACACTATAAGGGCTATGTAGATAAATTGAACGACGCACTCTCAAAGAAAAAATACGGAGATCTCGATTTAGAAAAAATTATCAAATCGATATCAAGGTACGACAAAACAATTAGGAATAATGCGGGTGGTGCTTTCAACCACGCTTTGTTTTGGAATATGTTATCTCCAAAACCAATGAAATTGACAGGAGAACTTGAAACCAAAATAAAAAAAGAATTTAAATCTTTTAATAATTTCAAGAAAGAGTTCGAAACAATTGCTAAAGAAAGATTTGGTTCAGGTTGGGTATGGTTAGTTCTA